GAAAAACATTTTTATTTATGTAGATTATCTTAAAACCGATTATAGTTTTTCTAATGTAATCGCGCGCCATCTTAATCTATTAAATAATAATGAAACAATTGATGAAGTTTATATCGCACGCTCGTATAATAAAGCTATTGAATTACTTGAAACTTATAAAGGTGACAATATAATTATAGATTTAAGCTATAATCTATGTGAAGAAAAAACTGGGCTTGATATTTGTAAATACATTACAAAATTTAAAATCCCAATATTATTCTTTCATATTCATTCGGTTGATTTAGAAAAACGTTTTGAAATGAGAGAAGAACTATCACAAAATGGATATAAGGAGTTTTCTTAATGTATAATATTTATTTTACTTCAGACCTACATTTTGGGCATGATAAAGATTTTATGTATGTTCCTCGTGGCTTTTCTTTTATTGAGGAACACGATAACGCAATTATTAAAAATTGGAATGAAACCGTGCGGCCGCAAGATTATGTATATATTTTAGGAGATTTAGTCCTTGGCGATTTAGATAAGGGACTAGAAAAATTAAATAAACTTAATGGCGCAAAATATATGATTCGTGGCAATCATGACACAGAAAATAAACTTGATAGATATTACATTGAAACCGATATTATGCCTATGGAAAGCGATGAATATACACTAGCATCTACTTTTCAAATTGGAAAATGGAATTTTTATCTAAGTCATTATCCAGTATGCTTGAATGATTATCGTTGTGCTTCTAGTAGTAGGAAATGGTGCCTTTGCGGGCATAGTCATACTAAAAATAAATGGCAGGATATTGAAAGATGTAGCTATCATGTAGAATTAGATTGCCATGATAATAGACCCGTCTCTCTTGATGAAATTAAAAAAGATATAAATTGGTTTAAAGCATTATCCGACGAAGAAAAAATTAAACTCATAAATAATTGACTTATTTTTAAAATTCTGCTATAATATATATGTAAGAAAGAAAAGGAGATGAAAAAAATGTTCCACTATGAAGTAAGGTACTATGATGAAATTGATGGCGAAAACACTGTTGATGAAGGAATTGTTTACGGTCAGGACATTGATGAAGCTGCGAAAGAAGTTAAATTTTATTATGGTCGCGTTAACGTAATTACTGTTTCCCTTACTCCTCTTGAAGATGAAAAAGTAATGTCTCTTTCGGCAATTAAGGAAGAATTTAAGATGGAGGGATAATTATGAGGAAGCTAGTATTTTCATCTCGTTGGTCTAAAGTAAAGCAAGCACTTGAGGAAGATAACTGGCAGACTTACGCGCTTCGCACAAATTGCGGCCAAAGAATGCGCTACCGCTTGCTCGTATACAAACAAATATAAGAGAGGATAAATAAATGAGAAAGTACGAAAAAATTGAAACTATCTATGCTCGGGATACTCAAGGAACGAAGAAACTGATTCCTGGTGAGTTTAGAGATGAAACTATTCATTCGCTTGCTAATATTAGGTGGATTTGGACTGAAAAAGTAGATGGCACGAATATTCGCATTTATTGGGATGGACATAAAATCAGTTTTGGTGGTCGGACTGACTCAGCAATGATTCCTAGTCCTCTCATGAATCGGCTTAATGAACTATTTGGCGGTACAGTAAATGAGGAAGTATTTGAACAAATCTTTGGTGAAAAAGAAGTGATTCTTTTTGGCGAAGGTTATGGTAACAAAATTCAAAAAGTTGGAAAAGACTACTTGCCCGATAGTGTAAACTTTATTTTGTTTGATGTACTTATTGGAGATAACTATCAGCCTAGAGGAACTGTTGAAAAAATCGCGGCAGCTTTTAATGTTCCTGTTGTTCCTATTGTTGGATATGGTACTCTATATGATGCAATCAGTTATGTAGAGGCCAATCCTAAGTCTATTGTGGCGCAAGAACGTTGTAGCATGGAAGGTATTGTATGCAGGCCTGAAATGGAATTGCGCGATAGGTGCGGCAATAGGATTATCGTAAAAATTAAGTGGGAAGATTTTAAAACAATTTAATATGAGGTGAGAGAATGGCTTATCATCACATTAGAAGTTGGAGACGACATCAAGATTGGACTAAAGCCCTTCATAAGCGTGAAATGGACAGAGAAGTAAAACCTGGTTCTAAAGATACTTATGATAATTTACATCAGTATAGTAAAAATAAAATAGGCAATTCTTCCCAAAAAGAATCTTACTACGGTAAAAGAATCAATGAACGTAAACAATATGATAGTTTGACAGAGCAGGAAAAAACTTATACAATTTAATAGAATTTATAGGCGCAGTACAGCAAATTCAGAACAATAAATTGGCTATTTATTTATTCGCGCGCCTAGTTATAAAATTCCGCTTTAGCGGAATTTTTTTATTTTTTCTCTTGACTTTCTTTTAAATTTCTGCTATAATATTTATGTAAGAAAGAGAAAGGAAGGTAAGAAAAATGGCCGTTGCTAAATCTTATGAGAACATGGAACTGATGGGCCAGCCTTTTGAACGCAACAGTAAAATGTATGTTAAGGTTAAGAGCAAGTGCCCTCGCTGTGGTGGCTCTGGTCATTATTCTTACAACCAGATGGATGGCACCCGTTGCTATGGTTGCGGTGGAAGCGGCATTAAAGTAATGGAAGTGCGCTGGTATACTGATGCTCAGCGTGCCTCTATGGATAAGGCCGCTGAAAAACGCGCGGCTGAGCGAGTTGCTAAGCAGGAAGCTCGCCGCGTAAAATTTGCCGCGCGCAATGCTTTTGGTTTCGGTGAAAAAGGCTATATCACTCTTATTTGGGGTGATAATGAAGAAATTAAAAAATGGCGTGAAGATCTTCCTGAACATACTGTCTGGTATAATAATTTCTTTGGTTGGTTTATTCCCTCTAACCGTGAGTATGAAGGACTTGAAATTCCCGAAAATATTAAGCATGAGAAGTTTGATTGGGAAAAAATTCGTAATAAAGAAGACCCTGAGAACCTTGAAATGATTGATAACGAAGAAGTTAAAAAGATCGTTCAAGAAATTATTTATGAACCTAGTAAAAGCGAGTATCAGGGTGAGGTGGGTCAGTGGCTTGAAAAAGATGTAAAAATTACTAAGCGGCTTGCTTTTGAATCTAACTATGGCGTAAGTAACATGCATATTATGGAAGATGCCGATGAAAATGTGTATATCTGGAATACCAGTTCTAAGTCTCTAAATGAAAATCAAACTTATCATCTTAAAATGAAAGTTAAAGAGCACAAAGATTATCAGGGAACCAAACAGACTGTTGTATGGTATTGTAAAGTAAAATAATCCACAGCCTTGATAAAGGCCAAGATGAAAGGAGAATATTATATGAATGAACTTTTAAAGGCTCTTAAAGAAAATTTCAACACTACTCTTACTGAAAATGGCGCGACCACATATAAGTCTACACTTGATAGTGTATATGATATGTTCGCGCTGGGTGGCGCGTATCGTGAACGCTCTGATGAAGATGTTATTATGCTTTTTAAAAAGGCATATCAGCAAGATCCTACGCTTGCTATGAAGTGTCTATTTTATCTTCGTGATGTAACCGAAGGCCAAGGAGAAAGACGCTTTTTTAGAGTTATCATTAACTGGTTGGCGCGCACAATGCCAGAAGAAGCACTTAATTTCCTAAAGCAAATTCCAGAATATGGAAGATTTGATGACTTGTATTCACTTATTGGTGCTTCTATTGATGAGGATGTATTTCGTTTTATTAAATCTCAGTTAATTGCTGACCTACATACTGATACACCTTCTCTACTTGCTAAGTGGCTAAAGTCAGAAAATGCTTCTTCTCCAGAAACTAAAAAGCTTGCTACAGAAACTAGGAAGCATCTAGGTCTTACTTCTGCTCAGTATCGTCATATGCTTTCTATGCTTCGTAATAGAATAAAAATCGTTGAGACTCTTATGTCTCAAAATCGTTGGACTGAAATTGAATTTGATAAAATTCCTAGCCGTGCTGGATTTATTTATCGTAAGGCATTTGCTCGTAATGAACTTATTGGCGATAAGTATGCCGAATTTATGAGTAAACCTAATACTACGGTAAATGCGAGAACTCTTTATCCTTATGAAGTCGTTGAAAAAGCAGCTAAGCTAGCCAATGGTGGATGGGGTAGTCTTCCTTCTATTGATGATGTAGAAAGAATTACTATAAATAAATATTGGGACAATCTTACCGATTATTTCAATGGTGCTACTCTTAACGCACTTGCTGTGGTAGATACATCTGGCTCTATGTGGGGACAACCCATTAACGTAGCTATTTCTCTTGGCCTATATTGTGCGGATAAGGCAAATGGACCTTTTAAGAATCATTTTATTTCCTTTAGCCGCAATCCTAAACTAATTGAAACCGTAGGTGTAGATTTCTGTGATAAAGTTAATAGAATTTATCAGCAAAATTTGTGTGAAAATACTAACATTGAAAAAACTTTTGATTTAATTCTAAATATCGCAAGAAAAAATAATTTATCACAAAAAGAACTACCTGAGTCTCTTATTATAATTAGCGATATGGAATTTGATGCAGCAATCAGTAACTATGATTATTATAGAGAATCTAATGGGAATAGCAGCCTAATAGAGAATATTGAAAGAAAATGGAACGCGTTCGGATATAAAATGCCGAAACTGGTTTTTTGGAATGTTAATGCGCGCCATGATAATATTCCTATGAAAGAAAGAAATGGTATTACTTTTATATCTGGTTGTTCTCCTGTAATTTTTGATATGATTATGTCGGGAAAAACTGCTAAAGAACTCATGCTAGATAAACTACTATCTGATAGGTATGCTAAAATCTTTTCTGTAACTGATCATAAATATTTGCTATATAAAAATCTTATAAATACTTGACTTTCTTTTAAATTTATAGTATAATAAAACAGTAAGGGGAGAAATCCCTTATGGCGGTATCTTCTAGTGGTCTAGGAAAACGGTCTCTAAAACCGATAACCCGGGTCCGAATCCCGGTACCGCTACTCTTAAGAGATGGCTGAATGGTTAAGGCAGCCTACCGAAGAGTAGGCGTAGGACGTTCGATTCGTCTTTAGGTTGAGGTAAACCATAGTGGGTTCGATTCCCACTTCTCTTAATATTGGGGTGTAGCCAAATGGTAAGGCAACGGACTTATCAGGATAGCATAACGCAATGCGCTCCGGCAGGAGAGAAGCGTGGGTCATAACCAGCTCCTGATGCAATGACTCCGTGATTTGCTGGTCCGATTCCAGCCACCCCAGCTATTTTATTATTGGAGGCTAATATGCGTCAAATTATTATTGTTCGTAAAGATTTGAATATGAATTCCGGTAAACTTGCGGCACAGGTGGCGCATGCTTCCTTGGCTTTTATTTCTAATGCTATTCGTAATTGCGTAGAATGTTCAAGTTTAAGTCAAAATTATCTTATAAGTTTGAAAATTCCAAAAGATGTATACGAACAGTGGTTCTGTGGAATATTTACTAAGACCGTTTGTGAAGCCAAAAATCACAGACAAATAATGAAAGCTATATCTATTGCCGAAGAGATTGGTCTTAAAGAAGGCACAGATTTTTTTCTCATTAAAGATGCTTGCCTTACAGATCTAGAACCAGAAGAAATCGATGAAAATGGGCAAGGCCGTACTCTTACTTGTATTGGTTTCAGGCCTCTTGACGATGAGACAGCTTGGAAAATTTCTAAAAAATTTCAACTGTATCACTGATGCTATTAGTGCCCAAATCATGTCTCCATGATTTACTGGTCCAGACTCAGCTTTGCAACTTTTTATTTTAGGAGGTAATTATGGATCTTAATAGTGATGCTAATTATGACAATAAATTTTATGAAGTTTATCCTTCTCTTGAGGTGTCAGAAGAAGTAAAAAAAGAAAATAAACGTCTTTGTGATACTTATCCTTTTTTAATTCCTTCTAATCGTTTTAGTGGAAAGCGCATCAACAGTGGTGAGGAAGGATACTGGCCAGGGACTCCAGAAGTAATGCCACAATGGGACTATGAATATACTGAATTAGATGAAATGCCAGACGGTTGGAGAAAAGCATTTGGAGAACAAATGTGTCAAGAGATAAAGCAAGCACTTCTTGATGTAGGTGAAGTTGGAGAAAAATTACTTGATAGATATAGAATAGTACAAATTAAAGAAAAATATGGATATTTGCGTTGGTATGATAATTTTTCTACTAATAAAATTCAAGGAATAATTCGTAAGTATGAAACCATTAGTCAATATACTTGTATACATTGTGGCGCGCCCGCAACTAAAATTACTCGTGGATGGATTATGCCGGTTTGTGATGCTTGCGTTCCAGAGAATACTGACACTTTGCCTGTTAAAGAATATTGGGAGAATTGGTAATGAAATTGTATACAAGTTATTGGGCACTGATAAAATAAAATCTTATATTGGTGAATTAAAGGAGAATTTAAATGTATATAATTCCTTGTCCTAAATGTGGAAGAATGCCTAAAATTTATGAATGTATTCCAATAAAAGAGAAAAGACATAGAATAATTTGTTGTCCTAATCTTTGTTCTGTTATCTCTACAAAAGAAAATGGATTTTTTAAATTTTATGTCACATATTTAGGAAATGGAGATGACAATACTCTTTTTAAAGAATGGAATAAAATGTTATCTATTGACTAATAATAAAAATTATATTATAATATATATGTAAGAAAGAGAAAGGAGAAAGAAATGAAAATTATTGATTTTGAGCGTAAGGGCAATATAGTTCGTTTTTATCTTGGAGAAGACAGTCTTACTGAATGGTATGGCGATGATTGGGATGATGTGCCCTACGAGCATAATGCTGGAAGAGTTTATGATGAATTTATCTCCTCCTATAAAGATATAGCTTTTCCTTTTGATTTCACAGTGTTGGAACCTAAGAATGATTATCATTTCAATGGAAATTCTCCTTGGAGTAAAAAAGATATGATTGCACGAAAAGTACCATGTATTATAGTAGCTCCAAAGGATGATGAATTCTGGGCAGATGAAAGTTTTATACTTTATGTTGCAAATGATAATGTTCAAAGATTTTACTTTGGCGATAAAATGGAACCTTAATATTTAATATATAAAATATAGGAGAAAATTATGAATAGTATGCTTAATGGAATGTTTGGAAAAATTGCCCCTGGCATGTGCCGTGTCTCTATGAATGGTGAAATTGCTATTAAAACCTCTAATGGTTATAAGACATATAATGTAGAAACTGGTACGCTAACTAATTGTGATAATTTCGCATTTGATATTGGTGAAGATTTCTTCTTCATTATCCCAACCAATAAAGTTCACAAGGGAGACATTATTCTCGCGGGCGGTAAACCTCGTTGCGTAATTGAAGCCGCGGCGAATGAAATTAAGACATTCTGCTATGAGGATGGTACTATTGGAACTATTGTTCCCGAACACCACATGTTTATGGGTAAGCAGTATTTCTATGGTAAGATTGTCTCGATGTTCGGTAATATGATGAGCGAAAAGGGTGGCATGAATAACATGATGAAGTATATGATGATGTCTGAAATGATGAAAGGCAACAGCAATACTAATTCTATGCTACCAATGATGTTCATGATGAACGGCGGCCTTAACTTTGACGGAATTTTTGATATGGACGAAGAGAAAGAAAAGGAGGATAAGTAAGTATGGGTGGCGGTACATGGACTACCACAGCTTATAATGCTAGTATCAAAAGCATGGGCTTCAAGAACGCAACCTCTGTAAGTTATACTAGTAATATCCAGTCGATTTATAAAGAAAATCATCTACACCCTCTGCTGAATCCTTATGGAGTTACTCGTGAATGTCGCGACACGGAAGAGCATCCAGAAACAATTCCGGTTATTCTCGCGCTAGATGTTACTGGAAGCATGGGACGGGCAGCCGCAATGTGCGCGGGAAAACTAGATGAAGTAATGCAGGAACTTTACTCAAAAGTAAAAGATGTAGAGTTTCTAATGATGGGCATTGGCGATTTGAGTTATGACGACGCGCCAATCCAGGCTTCACAATTTGAAAGCGACATCCGTATTCTAGACCAGACTACAAAGATTTATTTTGAAGGTGGTGGTGGCGGCAATTCGTTTGAATCCTATACTGCCGCTTGGTATTTTGGTCTACATAACACCGAGCTTGATTGTTGGAAACGTGGAAAGAAAGGTGTCATCATCACACTCGGTGATGAACCACTAAATCCATATCTTCCCGGTCATGATTTAAGTAAAGCACTTGGATGCCCCGCACAGGATGTTAATACCCAAGAACTTTATAAAGAAGTCTGTGAAAAATTTGATGTATATCATATTGCTATTACCAATGAAAGTAGTTATAGGCATTACGATGAAGAAATTAAGAACACTTGGGGCAAACTTCTAGGCCAACATTTAATCATCGCGTCTAGTGAAGAACTACCAAAGGTAATCGGTGAAATTGTAGCAGAACATGAAAATGGCATTAGTACAATTAAGGTAACAGGGGAAGGAATTAGTTGGTAATATGGAAGTCAAAGTTGTAATTGGCAGTAACTATGGCGATGAAGGCAAGGGACTAGTATCAGCAAATCTCGCGCGCGTGGCAAAGCAAGAAAATAAAAAAACTCTAACCGTATTCTATAATGGTACTACACAGAGAGCACATTCATTTGGAGATACAGTACGTCATTGTACCGCCGCTGGCGAAGGATTTGGTAGTGATACTTATTATCATCCTATGTTTGTAGTTGATCCAATTGCACTTTGGCTTACCCAGTCTTATGTGTATATTGACCCAAATTGTCGTGTAATTCTACCTTGCGATGTTATGGACAATCGCAAGATAGAGAAAAGCCGCGGTGACAAGCGTCATGGCTCATGTGGATTAGGTCTATTCGCTGCGGTAAAACGCAGCAAAAAATTAGAAGATAATGTTGTAATTAATGATTTTCATAGTCCATATAATCTATATTTTAAATTAAAAGAAATTGAACGACGTCATCCAACAGAAAAAGATACGCTATATAATATTGATATGTTTATGCGGGCGGTCGCGTGGATTGTGAATAATTGTAGAATTATTACATTTGACAACTTGGTAAAAAATCATCAGTATGATACAATTATTTACGAAGGCGGACAAGGACTACTACTTGACCAAACCAATATGGATGATTTTCCGCACTTAACTCCTTCCAGTGTAGGTATGTACAATATTACACATGATATTAATAAATTAAATTGTACGCCTGAACTATTCTATGTTTCGCGCACTTATATGACACGACATGGCGCGGGCCCCATGGAATTTGAATGTAAAAAAGAAGATATTAATCCAAGCATTGTTGACAATATTAATCAACCAAACGAATGGCAAGGCACTTTAAGATTTGGTTATATTGATTTAGAAACTCTTTATAAACGTATACAAAAAGATGCCGCGTTATATAATAATAATTCAAATATTAATCTTGTTTTTACTCAATTAAATTACACTAATAATAAAATTGAAACAAATAAAGGCCGAGTAGATATTATTAAACCAAACTTTTGTTCAAAAATTTATGTTTCTACTGATAAATTTTATATATATAATATTTGACTTCTAATAAAAATTATATTATAATATATAGGTAAGAAAAAGGAGGAATGAAAATGGAACTTGAAAAACTTGATCGTGCGATGAATAATTTGATGGAAAAATACGATTGGCATGATACAAATAAACAAGAAGATTTCTTCCTTGAAAATTTGACCCGTGATTTGATGGAGCTTCTTTCTGAGCATGGCGTACCTGTTATTAAATGGGCCGAAGAGATTAAAAAAACGAATGAGTTTGTAGCAAATCTTAAGCGGGCATAATTCAATGGATAGAATAACAAACTTCTAATTTGTATATCAGGGTTCAATTCCCTGTGCCTGTACTCGCGACATTAGTTCAGTTGATAGAGCTTTTGGCTTATGTCCAGCCATTGCGACTATTTTTAAGAATAGGTGCTTTCGTAACGAATCAAGGATATGGTAAGAGTGCAGTTTGATGAGCTGTACCAAAAGACTTGGGCGCCAAAAGGCAGAAGTTAAATGGTATTGAAAACCAGCCTATTTAAAATGAATAGCGGCTAATCTTTGCGGAGATTAGGAAGGATGAAAACCACTTCCGCCGAACTGTCGGTAGTAGCAAACACCTATGCGTAGGTAAAGGCAAACATTCGGGTCTACGTCTTTAATTTGGTTAGAAGCGTTAAGGGAACCAAGTCTGGGCAAGCAGCAGCAAACTGCGGCAGAGAAGGTAAGCAGGCTTCTCATTATGCGCCATTAGCTCAGTTGGTAGAGCACGTGACTTTGGGGCGGTAGTGTAAAGAACACGCTAGGAAAGCAAGGGCCTAGAAAATGAAGGGCGGTACTAAGACGCCCCGCCATAATCACGGCGTCCGCGGTTCAATTCCGCGATGGCGCATAAGTAAAATTTAAAAGTTAATTTCTTGACTTTAAGTAAAAATTCTGCTATAATATTTATGTAAGCAAGAGAGAAAGGATTGGAGGAAAGAGTATGGAAAACATTCTTAACTGTCAGTCTGGTTCTAAATTCATGGGTAACGAACTGAATTACTGGTGTCAGGAACAGATTATGAAACATCTTAGCTATGAGAAAGAAGCTCGTTACATCTACTCACACTTCAATTTTGGTGATGAAACTATGTACGAACTCGTTAGGTCGGGAGATATGATTGGTTTTAAAAAGATTTAATTGCGGATGTAGTTCAATGGTAGAATTTCAGCCTTCCACGCTGATTACACGGGTCCGATTCCCGTTATCCGCTCCATTGGCGAAAGCCAAGACGAACGCCATAAGTCTTTAAAGTTTTCAGTCTTTCTAAAAACTGGCGGCAGTCCTAAAGCATATGGACATTAAATAAATAGCTTGACCAACCATTTTAGGTCAGATAAAATGGTGCGCTACACTTCGGAAATGGGAAGTGGGGATAAGTAAAGACCAGATTGAGATACACGTTGGGTGGTAAGTCCTATATAGGCCGTAATTCCAAGTACGTGGGCCGCCTCAAAACAAGAAGCGAATGGGTAAAATTGAGATGAGTCGTCTTAACTGCTTCACGCGCAAACTGAATGGTGCCGCATAGCCAGATTGCTCGGCGCGTAATAAAAGAAGAGCAAAATAAGTGCTTTGTAATGAACGATAAAGTTGGTATGAAACGTTCCAGCCATTACAACCGCACATCGTTCGCGGTATATTAAGTAAGCGGTCTCGGCAAGCAGGGGCAAACTGCTGCAACTCTGGTAGGCAGGCAGAGTAACTGGATACAGACCCAGTATAAAAAGGTGCCGCGCTTATAAGCCGCAAGTTCGCAATAGCTTATACAGTTGCCCACTCTGTAAAAGGAGGCGCGCTGATAGACCGCAAGTATAAATAGTCTATTGCCACTAAGCCAAAGTGGGATATAAATGAGAGCGGTAGACATCCTAACAAGAATGTTACGACGTATAGGACAAGGCTCCATCTAAATAGATGGGAAGCGCTATATAATAAGGTGCCCAAATGACTACTAGGCAGTTTGAACTGCTAGCAGAGATGTACACTCTGATAAAAGTAAGAATGGGTTAAATGGAGTTTGAAGAACAGCCAATTGCAGAAAATGCTGTATAGTCATATCACCGAATGAAAGTTTAAGCGACATGTAATGTCGTCGGCTATGACGAGCGCAAACTGAAAGGGTTATGTACTATACCCATATTGCTCGGCGCAGTATAAAAAGGAGCAAAATAATGTACTACTAGTCAGCGGGTAAAGTGGAAATGAGTCGTTTCCACGACTAGTCACGGCTGAAAAACGGGATGGAAGGAAAATAATGGGTGAAGTCCTTACTGATTGTTAACAAATTAGAAAAGCGGCAGAGATGCCCTCCGCACCCGTCATACTATGTAGGCCAAAATGCGACCGCTGTAAACGGTTAGGGTGAAAACGAACCCTTGACAATGAATGTAGGAACAGCATTCTGACGCAGTGTGAGTGGATGAAATTTCCCTCCCCAGGAGGCGCGCCCTGGGTTATCAAAACACCCATATGCTCTGATAGTGTAGTGGAAAGCACGCTCCGGTTTGACGGGGAAGGATTGGTTCGAGTCCAATGAAGAGCAAACAGTTGACACGTATCTGTATAAAAAATGTGAGAGATAAAGCTGATGAAAGGCAAACATAGAAATTAAAAATTCGTTGTTATTATTGTTGGCGCAATAATAACTAGTCAGCGGCATCTCGTTGTTCCGGTGCGCCAACACTGGAATTATGACCCCATAGTGTAGTTGGCTAACATATCTGTCTGTCACGCAGAAGATCGCGGGATCATAACCCGCTGGGGCCGCCATTCGCATCGCCTCCTTAACGATGCAAGTCTGCGGAACATACGGATTCTCACTAAACTACTACCGGCATATTTGGGAGAAGTGCTTATGAATGAACTTTCTAAGTAATACTTCATAATCAAATATGATATGTAGCACGCGGCTTAGCAGCAGACTATAATAAAAAGACAGGCGAAGTAAGTGAAAATAAAATATAAAAGAACAGAACGTATATAATACAATGTGAGATCGTATGCTCACATGGCTATGCTTCCTAACCATCGTTTGGTATATTCCCGCGCGGTGCCTTACGCAAGAAGCAAATAAAAGTGTCCGAATGGCTGAACGGACGTTAAACCGATAATGGGCAAATCTTCCGTATGGTAAAACCAAGAAGCCATACTAACAGACAAGGTTTTGGCGCGTGACAGCGAAAAGAGGGAGTCGCCCGTAAGGGAACGGTCATACCTCTTTAGCTGAACAGGGCGGTGGAACGCGAGTGGTTGGTAATTATATGGGACTAATCTATCTGGAGTTCCTGCGGCTCAAGGATAGGGTGCGGCACCTTACGCCGCTATATGCCGGTCTAGCGTAGTGGTCACGCGGCGGTCTGTTAAACCGTTATAGGCAGTTTCGAATACTGCGGCCGGCGTTATCTTTCCTGAGCAAATGCGGAGATTAAACCGATGTGCGGTTGGCTGACCTTAAAGCTAATTTTGGGGTAGCATCGGAGTAATTAACCGATGAGAAAATGCGCTCCATCGCAAGCCCAATATATTTTAATATAATCTATGGAGGGATTATAATGATAGGAATTTATAAAATAACTAATAAAATTACTGGAAAAAGTTATATTGGACAAAGTGTAAATATTGAAACGAGATGGTCACAACACAAATCAGTAAGCCGTTCTTATGAAACTTTAGATGGAAACGAACTACATAAAGATATATTAGAATTAGGAGTAGAAAATTTTTCATTTGAAGTAATAGAATAGATTAGTGTTGATAAATTAGATTAGCGAGAAATATATTGGATTTAGTATTATGATACTTACTATAATGGTTATAACCATACATTAGGTGGCAATGGAAATGTAAGATTAGATTATAAGAAAATACAAGAATTATGGTCTAATGGTTTTACCGCTAAAGAAATTGCTAATATACTTAATACTTCTAGTTGTTCTATTAATATTGCTTTAACAAATTTAAACATTACAACCGCCGAAAAACGAGAACGAAGTAAAGAATTAATAGCAAAAGCTTATAATCCATATAAAAGAACAGTATTAAAAATAGATATTAATACTAATGAAATAATTGAAATTTTTGATTCTGTCTCTGCCGCGGCTAAAGCTATTGGTATAAATAGAGCAACTTTTCGAGAAGGATTATAGAAACATAATAATATATATAAAGGATATAAATGGTTTATTAACACTGTAACAGAAAAAACTCGTAATTTTTCATCAAAACAAGTTATTAAATTAGATCCAAATACAAAAGAACCTTTAGAATATTTTGAATCAGCAAGTGCTGCTGCGCGTGCGGTGAACCTTGCTGGGGCAACATTGATATGTCGTGCTTGTAAAAATGGTACAAAATCTAGAGGCTTTTATTGGAAATATAAACAAAAGGAGAAATATAATTATGAGTGAACCTAGATTAAAAATTTTACCCCCTTGGGTTATTATCATCCGTAAACTTTAGGCGCTATTTGATGGCGACCCTCAGATTGCTTTTAATTGTGATTTTTCAGGCGTACATCCTACTGTTACACTAGCTTGTAATAATGGCGATAAGGTCACGGCGCTACTACAAATTCTACCACAGGAAGTTAATTTTGGCAATGTAACGCTAGACGTTATTGTTGATGGCATTCCTAGTAATCGTGCTTTCACAAGTAAGGTAGAACTGTTCGATACCGCATTTAAAGGAAATCCTGCTTATGCTTATTCTGTTTGTCCTGCTGAGGAAGGTTATCAGTGGATTGGAACAACTTATGTAGTGTTTAACAACTGTGTTGTACAGTTTGATGCTGATAATCTAAATGATTGCCATGGTGTAATTAGTACTCTTTATGAGACAATTGCAACTGAACTTTTAACTGGTCCCGCTACTACTGGTGTTTTCTATAATACTAACGTATAGCGCGCGAATCTTGGATATCCTCTTGGCGAATGGCCGTAATTAAATATGTGGTGGCGGAATAGGTAGACGCTTTCATGTAAGGGGGACGCTCAACCCGTCTTCTGTGGCAAGAAACGACCACAGTGACAGATGCACCGGTATTTCGGTATTGATGCACACCAAAGAGGGCAAAGGGACACGGAGAACCTATGTGAGGTGCAAATCCTCACCCGCATTTAAAAGAAATATATGACGTGACGAAATAGGTAGACGTGCGAAACACGGAGAGAATAATCACCTCATCGCAGAAACTGCTTTATCCGTGTGCTGATGGTTTCTATGTATGGTGCAAATCCATACCGTCATTTAGTCTTTTAAAGTTATTTGTAATAGTTAAATAACTCTCGTTTTGGTGAAGTAAAATATTCGGGGTATTTAATGTATATGGTGGCGGAATAGGTAGACGCTAAGCTACGGTTGGCTGATAATGAGAACAGGTGTGGTTCGATTCCACGTAGAGAGAAGCTCTGCATTTGGTTCAACTCCAGATGCATAAAACCCAGAGGGTGGGTGCCTGAGTAAAGTGTAGCAGAAGATGACGCTATAATGTTGATGCGCACAACGTATAGTAGTTAGTTGCGAAACGAAACTATTTCCTGTGAGGTGCAAATCCTCACCCATATGCCAGATTAGCTCAATTGGTAGAGCAATCGCCTTGCGGAAATACTAGAAATAGTCAGTGCAATTCTGATGTTTCCGACTATAAGCGATAGGCTTTCGGTTCAAGTCCGGAATCTGGCTTATTAAAATAAAAAGGAGTTAAATATGAAAACTTTTAAAGATACCTATAAGGATACTTATAACTTTGAATATTGGCCTGATGAAAATAACGATGAATCTTCTGTAAGATTAAGTTATGATGTAAATGGCGCACTTACAATAGAAGGGTTTCAAGAAATGTGTCGTTCGTTTGCTTTTGCCCTTGGTTTTGAAACAAAAAATATTGACAAATATTTCCCAACCGAATGACGGAATGTAGCTCAGCTGGTTTAGAGCGCTTGTCTGATAAACAAGAGGTCAGTAGTTCAAATCTACTCATTCCGACCATGAGGGAAGTTCTCTCTTATGCGTAGACCTCCCCGACAGGAGCGAGCAAAGCCTCTAGGAATAGAGACAATTCAGCAAATAAAAATGAGAAAATTATGTATGGGTGCTCCTCTACAGACATAAAAATGTCTTTAAGAGAAAAAACTTACGACTAGCTAGCGTAATAATGGATAGTTTAGGGTTTTATTCCATTAATTGCGTCTGTTCACTCGACTAGCAGTGTACCACAACAAACAACATAAAACTTTACAAGAGGGAAGTTAGTGGTTTCAACTCTTTTTATAGCTATAAAAATCCCATAAAAACTTGGACATAAAAGTCTAAAGAAGCTAAGTAAGGGTTTATATGCTTCAAATTGGGAGGATACTCAAGTGGCTGAAGAGACGCGCCTACTAAGCGCACAGAGGTACATGCCTGCGTGAGTTCGAATCTCACTCTTCCCGTCTAATATTTGACTTCTTTTTAAAATTATAATATAATAATTATATAAGAAAGAGAGGAGAGAATAAAATGAAAGTTATTTTCTTGAACAAAAAGGAAAAAGAAACTCTTATTAAATTATTAGCTCCACTAATTATAACACCAGGATGTTCATATGAATTAACAACTATTTTAGAAAAACTAGATTGGAAAACATATGAATTAGTTTTTAAACATCCTGAATTATTTGACAATAAATAAAAATTATATTATAATTATTATGTAAGGCGAGAACAGCAAAACTTTAATAGAACAAATCTTTAGTGAATAGATTCCTTCTTTAATATCGCCTTGTTTATAAGTTATTTAGGAGCTTTGATACGGTATTAAGCTTAATACTCGCCGCAGACTGCAGTGAACAAATCCTAAATAACTATTTTATGCGGATATGGTGGAATAGGCAGACACCTCAGACAGCAGGTGCGCAGTCGTTACAATTGGGGCAGCACCAATACCTGCTACCATTAAAATCTGATGTCCTCTGGACGTGCCGGTTCGAGTCCGGCTATCCGCATTTAAGGGATTTATCCCTAATTAAATAATAGGCCGAAAGGCCAAGGAGAAAAAATTATGAAAAAGATTTTTAGTATTTTTTTGGTCTTCGTTATGCTCTTTGTAGCTAATGCGGCCTACGCAGCTCCGCCATCTAGAGATCTAAAAGATTTATACAAAGTAAATCCTTAGATTTTAATGGATGTCGGAGTTGATGTTTCAAAAACAGTTTATCCAATTGTCATTGATTTTTATGATGCTTTTCTAATTATGGGACTAGGCCCCGACTTTCATCTTGATGATGTTGTGATTCTATATCTTGATAATATGTATCAACTAGTGAATTTTAAATTCCCAATACTTTATAATCAAAATTCTGGCGTAATGGCTATTTTCTTTGGCTCTGGGATTTGGATTCGCACTGGTATGATACTTGAAGATGGTTCTGTAACTTTTGATATGACTGAAGTTTATGGTGACGAAGTAGAAATGTTTATTTTTTCAAATCAGGTGATGGAATGACATTTTAGGAATATCAAAAACAAGCATTAAATTTCCTTAATCCTGAAGTTAAATAGAAATAGCTATTAAATCTTGTAGCGCTAGGATTAAATGGTGAAGCAGGATAGGTGGCAGATTATTGGAAAAAAGTTAAATATCATAATCATAAAATGGATAATGATATAATAATAAAATAGCTTGGCGATATTCTTTGGTATTTAGCCATTAGCGCGCGAGCATTAGAAATTTCTTTTGACGATATAGCTATTAGAAATATAGAAAAATTAAAAACAAGATACCCTAATGGTTGGGATAGTAATAACAGTATAAATAGAGAATGAGAGGCTATTTTGGCCTCTCTTTTTGTTTAATAAAACATTTTACCAAATTTTTAAAAAAGATTTATTACTATTTATATGACGAAGGAATTTCGTCAAAAAACTTTCGGAGGGGAGTAATAATGACAGAATAGCAGATCTTTTAGTGGATCGGCCAACATATTGTTGGTATTTTGTTAGTCCTGTCTTTCTTTATACAAATTTCTCCAATAAAAATTAATCCTTGGTCTGCTCTAGTTAAATGGATAGGCAAAACTTTAACATCAACTTTAGCCGAAAGGCTTGATAAAGTAGAAAATACTTTAGTAAGTGTTGAAAATTCTATTGATGAAAACTAGAAAGATCGCATTCGGTGGGAAGTTCTTGACTTCGCGAACTCATGTCGTGAAGGACGGCATCATACAAAAGATTAGTTCCAACATATAATTACTTTAAATGATAAATATAAAGAATTATTAAAAAGAACTGATGATAAAAATGGTGTGTTTGAAGCTGAATATGATTATATACAAGATATTTATAAAGAAAGACAATAGAGAAATGATTTTATATGAGGTGATGAAATATGAGTTAGAATACTAATAATAAAACTATTTCAGAATATATTCAATTTTCTAAACGAGTCACTCGTTGGAGTATGATATTAGTATCTGTCTCACTACTTTGTTGCCTTATTGTAATTTCATTTTTCAACCAATCCGAGAATGCGGTGAATATAATTGGTAAATTATATGGTTCTTATGTTACTATAATTGGTATTATAGTCGGCGCATATCAAGGAAATAGCTCATTAGAAAAATGGGCAAAAGCTAAATATAATAATTTAATCAATGCTGAATAGCAAGGAGAATAATTATGGATTACACACAGGTTGTTATTGGAATTATTGGCGTCTTAATTACTCTTTTACTTGGCTTAGTTTCTAAACAATTAATACCTTGGTTAAAAGATAAACATCTTTATGATGCTGCTATTGTTGCTGTTAATGCTGCGGAAGCTATTTATGGTCGCTATAATGGTTCACAAAAATTAAAGGCAGCGTTAGAATCTCTAAGACAAAAAGGTTTTAATGTTAACTCTACTCAAGTTGCTGAAGCTGTCGAAGCCGCGTGGAAACAGCTAGATCAAGCCATGCACATGAGCGGTGAAAAATATGAAGATGAAGAGGAAGAGGAAGAAGAGCAAGAATAGGCTGTAGAAGAGTAATCTTTGACTTTTTTCTTATTTTATAGTATAATAAAATAAGAGAAAGGAAGGAAATATGGAACAAAGACAAGGATTAATACCTATTGAAATCTATACAGATGGCTCATCAAAAAATATTAAAGGAACACGTTTCGGTGGATGGGCCTATATTGTAGTAAAAGATGGACAAGAAGTATTACATGTGGCGGACGGAGAAAATCTTGCTACCAATCAAAAAATGGAACTTGTAGCAATTATGAATGCATTAAAATACGCAGCCTCCGTTCGCCAACCTTATGAACATGTAATGATTTACAGCGATTCAGCTTACGCTATAAATTGTTATAAAAATCAATGGTATTTGAATTGGCAATCTAATGGATGGCGAAATGCTAAAAATCAAGATGTAGCAAATAAAGAAATTTGGTATGAAATAGTACCTTTTTTTGAAAATCCTTGGTATGCTTTTTATAAAGTAGAAGGACACAATGGTGTCTTTTGGAATGAAAAATGCGATAAACTTGCTCAACGAGAAGCAGAGAGATTAAAATTAAAATGGCGAGGTTTCACATGAATAATGATATTTATGAAGTAACACGAGATGATTATGTTGGCTTTCTTTGGCAAATAAAAAAAGAAGCTATGAGAGTAGAAGAAGAAAATTCAAATGACTTTCATTTTGTTAAAACTTATAGTGTAAATACTGGTAATTATCTTTGTATGCGCATGATACCTTCTAAAGATAATGAAACAGATATTGAACATTACTATATTTTTAATATGCCAGAAGATAGTGAAAGGCAACCACCAAAACCAGTAAGAAAAATTGTACTTGAAACTAAAGAAGAAGTACAAGAATTTTTTAATATTTTAAGCAAAGTTAATAATAAAAAATAACCATATAATAAATGTGGTGATATTATGGGTAGAGGTAGTTTTAGAAAAAATTTTTTTGATGAAGATAATATAAGTGTTGGAAAAAGATATGTTTTTTTTCAAAGTTTAGGCACACCTGGTCCTGGATATAAAAAAACTTCACCAATATATTTTATATTAAGAGGATTAGGAGAAAGCTATGTCTCACAAGCCGCTGCCGCATTGGGCAAAGTTTCTTCTAAATAGTAGATGAATAATTAGCAAATAAAGAAAATAGAAACATATATACAAGTTATTGGATAGGCAGCAACAAATTAGTTTAACTCTTAGCATCAATTTTTATAGCATATGCTTGAATATAGCTAGAAGGATTAGAGTATTAAAATGTTCTTTTAGCAACATAGAGATTTATTAGACCCAGATTCAAAAAATTTTAATTATACTGTCTTTATAAAATTACTTAATGAAGAAATATCATAGTTCAAAAATTTTCAGCAATAGAGACAAAGAGTATTATTAGAAAATGCTCGATTTATAGAAAAAAAAATAGAATAGTTATCAAGATAGGACCCTGAAGCTGCGGAAGAAATTGAAAGAGCATTTTATGAATAGGATTATAAAGTTTATGAAAAAAAATTAGATGAATATGATATTTTAAAAAAAATATCTGAGGATGATAAATTTCAAAAGGATTATATAGGATTATTACGTGATAAAATTATGACTATAATGGGACAATTTAGCCGATCAATAGGAGATAAACAAATAAAAGAAAAACTATAGCAAGGTGTTAGACAATATGGTCTAAGTGGTTCTGAAGATAATTTAGCTAATGAAGTGTTAACATTATTAATTAATTATCTTCTTAATAATGCTAATTTTTAGCAACTTCAAAATGAAACCGCTGGCGCAATTAAAAAGAATTTTTTAGATTCATTAGATTCTAAGCCTGGCCATGAAATTTCTCTTGGACCTAATAATTTAAAAAATATACAAAACGCAGTTGGGAGAAAAGCCGTTAAATCAATAGAAGAATTATCAATTTCAATTGGAAAAAACATTGGTGAAGCTTTTATATCTTTATCTCAATAGGCTAGAAATACAATTATTGGGCAATATGAAGTACAAAATGAACTTAATAAAATACTTAGAAATGTTACAGATATGACACAAATAACCGCAGCACAAAAAGGACAAATAACTAAACTTTTTAATCAAAAGATTGCCGAAAGGTTACAAGAAAAAAATATTAAATTAAAAGATCTTGATAGGCAACAAAGACAGGCTTTAATCAAACAATTTGAAAAATAGCAGCCTGATTTTTTTTCTCCAACAGAAATTGAAAATAGTCTGCGTAATAGTTTTAAAGTATCAGTACAAGGCGGCTCTTTAGCTGAAATTGTATAGGCCATGATAATTAACGCTATTGGTGGAGCCTTACAAGGGGGAAATATGACGGCTACTGTACATGGCGCCAAAACAAATGTAAAGACTGATATAACTTTTAATTATGAACTTCCTTCGTCTTTAAAAATTAAAGATGAAACCTTACGTCATCATGCAAAAAGAATTGTTGACGACGCAAGAGTGAATTTCGTTTCAAATTATAAAGATAGAATACTTGAATATAATAATGGTAGTACTAGTGTAGCTGAAGCTAGCACAGCTTATTTAGATACTCTTAGGCAAGCAAGTAAAGAGCTTGAACAAGTTGCTATGAATTTAGGAAAAAGTGGAAAATAGGTCCCAGAAACTGTTGCACAAGCTTTTTCTAGTTTTCTTGGAGGAAATATATCTGTAAAATAGTACGTAAAAAGTGGAAATTTAGGATTTCATGGAGGCTCTCTTGGTGGTAATGGCGCACCAGATGAAGTATTAGAAAATATAACTGAAATGTATACCTTAGGTGGAATTAGTCCAATAGATAAAGATACTTTATATTTTGCTGTAATTAACTGTGGAGCAGATGCTCTTGGAGCAGGATTAAAATCTTCCATACAGGATTATCTTTTAGGTGGAGCGGCTTTAATGATGTTTGACGATGGATTTACAGCAACAAATAATTACTTGGAAACAATGAGAACTGCTTTAGGCTTTTCTGCTGCCCCAGGATTACATTTATTTGCTGTAAATGGTAGATTAATTCCAGCTTCATATGTATATTCTTCTATTTATAATGCTTTATCACAAGCTTATGCTCATATTATAGAAGAAGTACAAATAACATTTAAGTCACAAGCTTCTTCAATAAATAAAGTTACTATAACAAATAGTATTTCTTAGGAAGGAAATAAACCTAGTTACTTAAGTATGCCCGCCGCGCAAGACAGATGGAATAAAGTCGCTGAAGATGCTCAAAATTCTATAAATATTTCTTTTTCGTTTTTAGGTGGAATATTAGATATTTTTGAAGGTATTGATAAAGCATTTGACAGTTTTGCCTAAATATGATATAATAAATATAATTGGAGGATATATGAAAGTAATTTTAATCAGTGGAAAAAGTGGTTCTGGAAAAGATACTATAGCTTCTTTTCTTAAAAAAATTTATTAGCAAAAAAATAAAAAAGTGATAATTATTCATTTTGCTGATATGGTAAAAGAATATGCTAAATTATATTATAATTGGAATGGTGAAAAAGATGTGGCTGGGCGACAGCTTCTTCAACAGCTCGGTACAAATACAGTGCGCGCGGCCTACCCTAATTATTGGGCTGAACTTGTAGCTAAATTTTTAAATGCCGCAGGAAGAAAAAATCATTTTGATATTGCTTTAATCCCAGATTTACGTTTCTTAAATGAATATTTAATAGTTAAAAAGTACAATAAAGATTGTACTACAATTCGTATAAATAAAATCAATGATGACGGTACTTATATACTTAATAAAGCTTTTACTCAAGAACAAAATAATCATCCAAGTGAATGCGATTTAGATGACTATAATTTTGATATTATGGTTAATAATAATGGAACACTTGAAGATTTAGAACAAAGTGCTCAAGAAATTATTAAAGAATATTTAAATTAAGGAGATAATATGGAACTTTTAAGGAAACTTGATGTTGAAAAGTATTGGTCTTTTCCGACTTCATATAGTCAAGAAAAACGAGAAAATGAAATTAAAGCTATGATAATGGATGGTCGTCATTATTATCAATTAAAAACCGACGGTAATTATAGTGCTTTTGTATGTGATTTTGATGGAGAAAAGCATATTATTAGCAGAGGAAAATCTACTGTTACTGATGAATATTGCCTTCTTGAAGATAGACTATTTTTCTTTAACGCTGTAGCAAAAGTATTTGATAAACCTACTAGATTGATGGGTGAAATCTATTATGACGGTGGAATTGATCGTCAGGTAGGCTCTGTATTGCGCGCGCTACCAGAGAAGTCCAAAAGTATTCAAGATAGAGATTATTATCTTGAAGCGCAAAAGAAAGTAAAATTCACCGCTAAAGACAAACGAGATATTGAAAATAATGAATTTTTTAATCAAAAGTTAAAGTGGAGAATTTTTGACTGCTGGTACTATGATGGTGAAAGCCTCATGAAAACTCCTTGGATTGAACGTCAAAAATATGTTAAAATGGCCGCCGAACGTATAAATCATCCATTAGTTTCATATGTTCCATATTATCCAATGGATAATAATTTTTATGATAATCTTGCTAAGATTTTTGAAAACGGCGGTGAAGGAGTAGTTTGCTATCTTGATAGCGGCATTCCAGAACCTTCTAAAAGAACAGCACATAAAACTCTTAAAGTTAAACGAGAAGTAGAACATCTTTTGGATGTAGTCTTTACTGGTCTTGATGAATGTAAAAAGAATTATGATGGAAAAGAGCTATCTTCTTGGCCTTATTGGGAGAACACTAGAACTGGTGAAAAAATTCAAGGACAATTTTTTGGAGAATTTCAGAATGGCGGCTCTTATATTCCAGTAACTCGTAATTATTTTTATAATTGGCCAGGCGCGGTATTTTGTAGCGCTTATGATGATAATGGAGAATTAGTTCCTATCTGTAAAGTCTCTAACCTAACAGATGAATTAAAAACTTCATTAAGAGATAGTTTTTCTACAGAATGGATGCTTTGTCCCGCAACTATTGGCGGCATGGCGTTAAGTGATGCTAATGGTCTTTCTGTTAGACATCCTTATTTAAAATCTATTCGTAAAAATGATCTTGATCCAAAAGATTGTACTTTAAAGAAAATACTATCATAAGTTATTGAAAAATAACGAGGAGCTATATATGGATTTAGATTTTTTAACTATACCTGAATAGGTTAGTAGTTTAGACCCTGTAAAATTTCAATATTTTAATCAACTTTTTAATCATAGAACAATCATATTAAATCAAGAAATTAGCTAGAATCTCGTATAGACTGTTTATCTTCCTTTACGAGAATTTGAAACTGATTCTTGTACCGAGCCTATAACTTTAATATTAAATTCTATGGGAGGGTCCGTTTCTGACGGATTCTTTCTTGCTCATTATTTAACTACTTATTCAAAAGAACTAAATATTATAGTTACAGGTTGCGCGGCCAGTATGGGCGCTGTAATACTCTGCGGAGGTGGAAAAAATCCTAATGTTCATAGAATGTGCTTCCCAAGTACATATGGACTAATTCATGACGGGTATATTACATTATCTACTAATGAATCTAAAACTGCTTCAGATATTATGGCATTTAATGATAAAGTTGATCTCCAAATTAGAGATTTTATTTTAAGTAACACAAATATTACAGCTGAGCAATACGATGCTCAAACACGCCACCAATGGTTTCTGACAGCAGAAGAAATGAAAGAATTAAATCTGATTGATGAAATTATTGGAAGTGATAATAATGATAATTAATTTTTTAGATACCTCCGCTATTTTAAATGGCGCGCTAACTACATATAAAAAAGATGCTTGTATAAGTTCTATTTCTTTAATGTAGTTATAGAATATAAAAACATCTGCTTTTAAAGACAATCAAATTAAGTATCAAGCTAGATAGGCAGTTAGAGAAATCATTGATAATAATAATAATTTCTTTTTTCCTTCTTTCTCTCAAAGATAGATAGAAAAAACTTTAAAAAAGTATAATTTTTTATCTAATATAAATGATCATTACATAATTTGTTAGGCCGCACTAATGGCAAAAAGTAGCGCATATTAGGTAAATTTTATTACTTGCGATGGCGCGCAATACTTACTAGCAAAAAGAATACCTTCTTTAAATTCAATATATTATGATAAGATATTACTTGATAATTATGAAAATAATTAGTATTGTGGCTGGGGTAAATATTATCCTAATGAAAAACAATTATAGGCGCTATATGCCGATCCTAAAATGAATATTTTAAATTGTAAAACCAATGAATATGCTTAGATTTATTATTAGAATAAATTACAAGATGTTCTTAGATGGTCTGGAAAAGAATACGAACCGTTAAAATATAAGGACATTAAGAGTCGTTTTTTAAATGAAACAATTAAGCCATTAAATTTGTAGCAAAAAATGGCTTTTGATTTATTACAAAATAATTAGATTCCTGTAAAATTATTGCCAGGCGCAGTAGGAACAGGTAAAGATTATCTTATGCTTACTCACGCGCTTGATTTGGTTCAAAGAGGAACTATGAATAAAATTATTTTTGTAAGAAACCTTGTTCCTTTTAAAGATGCACCATAGATAGGATATCTTGCTGGTAATTTACAAGAAAAAATTGCTTGGGGCATGGGGCCGCTAGCATCAATTCTTGGTGCTGCAGGATTATAGGAAATGTAGGCTCAGGATATGATTGAAGCAGTAAACCTTGGCTTTATCAGAGGTATGTCATGGGATAAAACAATTATATATGTTTCTTAGGGTCAAAATATAACTGGCGGCGGCTACAAGTTATTAGTCAGCAGATGCGGAGAAGGAAGTCAATTATGGGTAAATGGCGATATTCTTCAAACAGATGCTAAACGTTTTTAGGAAAATAATGGTATTGATAGATTAATTAAATCACTTAGTGGCGATCCACTATTTGGAATGGTTAAATTAATAAAAACAGAACGTTCTAAAACAGCAGAACTAGCTTCTAAAATTTAATAATGTGGGCGGGAAACCGCCCACTTTTATTTTTGACTTTTTTTAAAATTCATGATATAATAAAAGAAAAAAGGAGGAAAATATGGAAGAGAACTTTGAAG